AACTGGTGGCGCGCGTGCTGTGCGAGACGGGCTTTAAGGACTTATTTGCAGGTTTATACAACGAAATCTGCGAAAACCCGAATCCGCCGCGGACACTCAAAGTCAACGGTAAGTTTGTCCCTTATGACACTTCGACATTCGATCAGTCGATGTCCGTCGAGGTGAATCCGAACCTCGGCAAGGGCAACGACATGGTTCGGATGATGGCGTTGTCGGGGATCAAGCAGGACCAGCAAGCCATCGTGAACCAGATGGGGTTGTCGAATCCGATTGTCGGCATTCCCGAGATGCTGAACACGATGACTGACATGCTTGCGCTGGCGAACGTGAAGAACGTGGCGCGCTATTTCAAGACGCCGAATCCGCAACAGATGCAGCAATTGCTTTCGGCGCCGAAGACGCCTGACCCGCAGGCGATGGCGGCGCAAGCCATGATGGAGAAGGTGCGCAGTGAATCGGCCAAGGCGGTCGGGCAGCAACATCTCGACCGGACCAAGATGGAGTCTGAGAATGCCTTCAAGCATCGACAGCTGGAGGCAAAGACACAGGTCGATCTGCAGAAGCTCGACATTCAGAGTCAGCAAGCCGGCGTCGATCATCATGTCGCGCTGGCGCAGCTGGCGAGTCAGTTGATGAAGAACCAGCAAGATAGCGAGGCGTTCGACCAGAAGTCGCAGATGGACGAGGCCGAATCACAGATGAAGCAGGACCAGACCGCGCAGCAAGGCCAGGACGCCGAGCGGCAGGCCCAACTGCAGGCCGCATCAGCGTTGGCTTCGCATCAGCAAAACATGGCGAAGATTCAGAGCGACCACGTTCGGGGGATGACGGACCTGGCCGCCGCGCACCACGCTGCGATGACCGGCCACGCAATTGGCGGCGCGAAGGTGATTTCCGCCGAGCAGCAGGCGGAGGCGGATCGGCGGCATGAGCAAGAGCAGGGGCGGCTCGACCGTCAGCATCAGGCGCAGACGACCGACGCGACTCTGGGCAATCAGGTGAAGATCGCCAAGATGAAGCCGAAGGGGCCGGCTAGGTGAGCGACGCGCTGCCGTTCAGGCCGGCTGGCGATTACGAGCGTCGGCTTCTGGCCGACGAAGCGAAGGAACTGCTCGACAATAAGGCGTTCATCGAAGCGATTCTCAGGCTGCGCAAGCGGTATTTCGAATTGCTGATGGCGCCGAATTCAACTGAGGAAAAGCTTGCGCTCATCGAGAGGATCCGCGCCCTCGAGGATGTGCCGCAGCAACTGCAGATTTTCGTCAACGACGAGAAGATGCACCAGGCCAGGAAGAAATGACGGAAGAACTCGATAAAGCCGCGGAAGCCTTCACGACTGAGATCGCCCCATCGTCGCGACCGCGCGACATAGCGGGTAAATTCGTCGAAACTCCTCGTCAGCCGGTTACCCTGTTCGAGAACCGGGAGATGGAGGGCGACGGGGACGCGGGCGACAACGCCAATTTACGAGCGACAGAGAAGGAGGTCAGCCGTGTCAGGCAAACCGACCGAGACGACATACACGGGGCCAAGCCCGAGAGTCCAAGCCGGATTGGGGATCGAGAGCTCGAGCCCGCCGACGAAGACCTCACCGACGAGGAACGCGCCGCTGCGGAGGGAGGAGAAGGCCGAGAGGTCGCCGAGCAAGTCGAGGACGACGGGCAAAAATACGAAGTCATAGTCGATGGCAAGCCGCAGGAAGTCACTCTGCGGGAGGCGCTTAACGGCTACGTGCGTCAGGAAACATTCCATCAGCGGATGACGGAACTGAGCAACCTTCGCAACGCGCTCGAGGAGGACAACAAACGTCAGCAAGAGAATTGGGGTCTTCTGATACGGGCGAAGGAGGCTTACGAGCATGACGTTCGGACGATGATGCCGCCCGAGCCGGATTGGGATCGCGAATTTACGATCAATCCGCAGGAGGCGCATCGCCAGCAAAAAATCTATCAGGGATTGTACGCGAAGCTTGCGCAGAGTCAGCAAGAGCGGGCGCAGATGGATCAGCTGGCGGCGCAGGAGGCTGATAGACGGTTGGAGAAATATGCAGTAGACGGTTTTTCGCGGTTTGTGTTCAACAGCAAGATACAGGACCAGCCCGCGCTAGAGAAAGAAATCGCTTCGATGCGCCGAACGGCGTTTGCGGAGGGATTTAGTGAGCAAGAAGTCGCCACGGTCTACGACCCCAGGATGCTCTCTATCCTGCGCAAGGCGAGCAAGTACGACCGGATGATGGCCGCCGCGAAGCCACGCGCGGAGGTTCCGGGCAAAGGTCGGACGTTAACTCCCGGTGCGGCTACACCCTTAGGGAATGCGCCTCGGAAAGGACTCGACGAAGCACGTCGCCAATTGGCGAGCAGCGGACGTCTCGACGACGCCGCAGAGGTGTTCCGTAGGATCCTTTAACCGGAGGCTTTCATGCCTAAAGTTACTAACGCATTCACCACGTATAACGCGGTGGGTAACAGAGAAGATTTGTCCAATGTAATCTACAACATCGACCCGTTTGATACGCCGGTCATGTCCGCCATCAAGCGGCGGACAGTCAAAAACCGGCTCTTTGACTGGCAGACCGAGTTCCTGCCGACCGTGGCGCCGACGGTCGTTCCCGGTACGGGCGTTCCCGATGTGGCGACCAACGCGCAGCTCGAAGGCTTCGCGCTCGCGCCGAGCACGGCCCAGCCGACGATCCGCCAGAACAATGTGACGCAAATCTCCAAGCGCGACGCGACCATCTCAGGTTCGCAGGAGGAAAGCGACGCAGCTGGTAAAGGCTCCGAGATGAGTCATCAGATGGCGATGGCTTCGAAGGTTCTGAAATCTGACATGGAAGCCGCGATGTGTTCGCGGCAGCCGCGGGTCGACGGCAATGATTCTGGGCCAGTCGCGCGCGTTACCGAAGGCATTTCGCACTGGCTCGCGCGAGCGACCGACAAACTTGGCGCCGTGGCGGGCGCGATTGCGCCGGGCACTTCGGTCGCCGCCCTGCCGACGACCGCGACCGGCGTGTTCGTTGCGCCGGCTACGGTGCAGATCACCGAAGCCATTCTCGGCGACGCGATGCAGAAGGCCTACACCAACGGGGCGACGCCAACGCTCTGGGTTGTCGGGCCGGGACCGAAGCGGACGATTTCGAGCTTTGTCGGCAGAAGCACAACGCAAGTATTAGTAGGTAAGACCGAGGTAGTGTCAACAGTAGATGTAATAGCTACTGATTTTGGCAGAATAAAAGTCATTCCTAGTCGTTGGGTACCAGCAGACGTTGGGCTTCTTATAGATCCTGATTACTTGGCCGTGGCCTTCTTCCGAAGTTTCAGACAGTATCTTATGGCCCGAACCGGGGACGCGGAGACGAGGATGATTATCTGCGAATGGGGCGTTGAAGTACGAAATCCGCTCGCGAGCATATTATTCAATGGTATCATAAAATGATACTATGAATTAGCTGGCGGTCCCTCGGGGCCGCCTGTTGTTCGCTTGTTCTTTACGCGTAGCCCAGTAGCAGTTGCTTGGTTCGTAATCGCCGTCGTTATCAATGCGTTCAATGGTTAGGCCGGGAGGGGCTTCGCCCATATCGGCAAGAAAGGCCCAGAAATAGTGCCAACGTTCGCAAACCTTGATCCCGCGCATTCCGTAATATTCGAAAGCGGGGTTGTCTGGGTTTTCGCATCGCTGGAGCATGAGAGCCCAGATATTGTAAGTTCTGGTGCGTGTGCTTCTGACAGAGTGCCCGTGCGTCATATTTTGGGCGATAAGCTTTTCTCGATGGAGACACCCGCAACTGGTGACGCTTCGTCCGATATTGCTGATGGACGCTGTTGTGAGGTTTCCGCAGTCGCAGCGGAGTTCCCAGATCGACTGTTTGCCTTGTTTGCCGACAAAGCGCAGGGCGACAAGTCGCACAAAACGTTGTCCGGTGATATCTTTGAAAGCAGGCATGACGGCTCCTCGTACGAGCGGTTGCGCTTAGAATCGGCTCGTCGTTTCCGCGGCGGGCCGGTTCGTTATTCTACCACACAATGTGTAGCGTAAGGGGGAGGCGGCCCGCCCTGCAGAGGCGCACCGCCTCCTGTCGTCACTACCGTCGGCCCAAGGGAGTTACTCCTACGGGAGCGTGTTCGACGGCGGTTGCAGCAAGCGTAAACATATAGGGTTTTGCGTATTCTACTAGAGGGTTTGCGGTGGATGGTGTTTTCGGCGGTTGTTGGTCTGTTCTGATCGGGTAGCCCATCGACAATTGGCGGGTTCGTAATTCCCGTCATTGTTGATGCGGTCGAGAGTTTTGTTGAGTGGTCGTTCGCCCATATCGGCGAGGAAATTTTCAAAGATATGCCAACGCTCGCAGATCGTAATTCCTCTTCCGTTATAGCGTTCTGCGGCGTGCGCCTTGGGATTAAGGCAGCGTTGGCGCATGGCTTGCCAGCTGTAATAGGTTGGCGTGGCTTTGTTTCTGCGGTGTCCGTGTTTCGACTTTCTCGGGTCGTGGCTAGAGCATTTGCCACAACTACTTACCCTTCCGCTCATCAAGTCTCCGCCTTTGACGGAACGCACATCTCCACAGTCGCACTGGACGAGCCAATGCGATCTGCCTTCATGCATGTGGGAAAGACGGAGAACGATCAGGTGTCTGAATCGTTGCCCTGTTTTGTCAACAAAATGCATAGCGACCTTCCTTTCAAGGTTGCTTTGTTAGAGACGATCCGTCGTTTCAGCGGCGGATCGCCTCGTCTTCACCATAGCATGGGTGAGGCTTAACGTGGGAGAGAAAAGAAGAAAATACGACGCTCGCAACGGCGTCTCGCGCACCATGATCCTAGACGACGCCTCCGACGTGTTTCATGTCGAGCATCGTCAGGACGTCGAGCCGATTCTCGACTCGATCAAGCGCGATCAGGAGATCATGCCGCAGGGCGGGCATAACAAGCTCGCGGCAAGGATTCCAACTGTAATTTACGAAGAACTGCAGCGGGCCGGCATTGCCGACGATCCTGACCTGTTCAAAGCGTGGCTCAACTCGAGCGACGCCGAGCCGTGGCGGGTATGGAAGGGACGACTGTAATGTGCGGCTTCGGAATCGGGACGATCTTTCAGGTCGCCATCTTCGTCATCGTTGTTCTGGTCGTCCTCGCGCTGCTTCGCATCCTGCTCGGCGATTGGTTCACGGGCATCACCGCGACGCCTTACTGGAACATCATTTCAATCGTGATCGGCGGCGTAGTCGCGATCATCATCCTGCTGTTTCTCTGGCGGTTGGCTGAATGCGCGGGGGTGTTCGGTCGCGTCGGCATGATCACGCCTGACCTCCCACAGGCGTACTTGGAGGCGGCTCTGAGCCGCCTCATTTTTTGAGGTGACCCATGGCATTGACGCGCGGCAAGACATTCAGGCCCACCGGTAATCCGGCCAAGCGACCGCCCAAGCTCAAGGGGCGGGTCGCCAACGACGTCTATGCGAATCCGGCGCGGAGCATGATGTCGCCGCCGCCGACGAAGGACACCAAGGAGCCGCGCGGCATGGTGCGGTCCCGCGGCGGCGGTAAGAAGGGGCTGACCAAGGGCGGCCAGGGCGGACGAATTAGTTGACCGACTTCGCTGATCTTCAGACCCAGATCGCCGACTACGCCAATCGGCAGGATTGGTCGCCGCAGCTGGTGACCGGTTTCATCCGGCAGTGCGAGCAGAAGCTCAACGCCGAACTGCGCATCGACCGGATGATCCAGTTCAACGAGGCGCTGATCGCCTCGCGTTGTGCGCCGCTGCCCGACGATTGGCTGCAGATGGAACTGGTGCGGATCGGCAACGACAACGTCCCCGACGGCTTCATCCCGATTCGCTACAAGTCGCGCGACGAGTTCTTCACCACCGTCGATAAGTGGACGTATGGCTTCTACACCATCCAAGGGCGCCAGATTTTCATTGGCGGTTATCCCGACGATGTGAACGGCCAAACCGTCAAGCTGACATACTACGGCGAAGTCCCGGTCTTCTCTGACGATCAGGACAGCTGGGTCTACAGCAAGTACCCGACGCTCTACCTCTACGGCTCGCTGATGCACGCCGATCTGCATGCGGTCGGCGAGGAGGACAAGGCTGGTTCGCTCAAGCAGCTGGTCGAGGACATGATTCAGAAGCTCAACGCCAATCATGCGATGTCGCGGGCGAGCGGCTCGCGGGTCACCCGCACCAGAACGAGGTCGTTTGGATGACAGGTCTCTCCTCAGCGGGCGAGGCGGCGGTCCTGACGCCGCTGACCACAACCGCCTACGTGTCGCTGCACACAGCCGATCCCGGCGACAGCGGGACGAGCGAAGTGTCGGGCAGCGCCTATGCGCGCACGGGTCCGGTGACTTTCGCCAACGCCGGCAACAACCCGACAGTGGCGAGCAACAGCGCCATCGTGACCTTTCCGGCGGCGACGGGAAGCTGGGGCACGGTTTCGCATTTCGGCGTCTGGACGGCGGCGAGCGGCGGGACGTTTCAGGGTTCGGGCGCTTTGGTGACGCCGAAGGCGGTCGGCAACGGCGATACAGCGCGGTTTCTGGCCAACGCGCTGACGATCACGGCGAACTGACATGGCGTGGAGTTTTGGGGATTCTTTCGACCTGTACGCGGCCCCCGCCGACATGATCACCGGCTATTGGGACAGCGGGGCGAGCCCCGCAAGCTCAAGTTTCGTCACAGGCCGGTTTTCCGGCAGTCGCGCCTTGAATATCGCCAGCTCATCGAATTTCGTGAAGTCGTCGGGCGTGAACGACGCCGTCCACCATATCGTCGTCTCCTTTCAGCAGAACGCCGCCATAACCGGCTCGACCCTTGGCGCATATTTTACCTTGATGGATGCAGCGACGACGCAATGCAGCGTCGTGTTTCGCACCGACGGCGCGATCCTGCTGGCCTCCGGCGCCGCCAATGGAACGGTGCTGGCGACCTATGCGGGCGCGTTTTCAGTCGCCTCGACCTGGTACGCTTTCGAGTTTGAAATTGTCATTCATCCGACCGCCGGGTCGTTCACCGTGCGCAAGAACGGCAACACCGTCGCCGACTTCACCGCGACCAGCCTCAACACTCGTCCGACATCGGCCAACGCTTACGCCAACAAACTGGTTATCGGGTCACAGGGCGCCCTCACGCATTACGATGATGACCTGTTCTGGCAGAGCAGCGCGGCGACTGGAGTGTGGCTGGGCGACATCCGCTGCTATGCGCGGATGCCCGCGAGCGACGCCAGCGTGACGTTCTCGCGAGCGCCGACGAGCGTGACACAGACGCCGTTCACGGTTGCATCGACGCTGACGCCCGCGACCAACACCTCGTACTACTTGCCGTTCACCGCCGCCTATGACGGCACGGTGAGCACTGTGAGCGCGAGCATCAACGCAGGCTACACCGGAAACTTGAAGTGCTCCGTATTCAACGGCACGAGCAGCACGATAACGACGCTGGTTGCGTCAGCGACGACGCTGACAAATCCGGTCACCGGCGCTAACACGATTACGTTCCCGTCTCCATTCGCCGTGAGTAAGGGTTCTGTCTACTGGATAGGCGTCGCCTCTGACACGGCGGCGGCGAGCGCGTTCAATGTAGGCGGCGGCGCGAATTGCAGAACCGCCCCGGTGGGATACTCAGCTTTTCCAACCGCTAATCCCGGCTCCTTGACTTCAGCTAATGCTGTGATCTCTTCAGCAAACCTGACCATTGGCTCCAACGCCACATTGGTCAACGACGCCCAGCAGGACGCCCTTACTTCCTACGTCTACGACAGCACTCCCGGCGATGCGGATTTCTATGGCGTCGCCTCCATCGCCTCGACGCCTGCGACCGTCATCGCCACCACGGTGCGCGCCTACGCGCAGAAGAGCGACGCCGGCACGCGCACGATGGCGGTGCAGCTCAAGTCTGGCGCGACCACGGTCGCCTCGCCGACGCTCGTCCTGACCACGTCGGGCTTTCAATGGGCGTGGCGCACTGACACGACTGATCCGAACACTGGCGCGGCGTGGACCCCGGCGGCGGTGAATAATTGCACCATCGGCCCCCGTGTTGTTGCCTAGTTAGGAGACATGAGCCCAAGCGACATGACGCACAATTCGCGAAACTTGAGTTTGGTGAACACCGATTTCGTCGGCGATTTTTTGTTGGCTAAGACCGGCGACGCGGAGTTGCCGGATGCGTCGGATGTCGTCGTCTTTCAGAATGGTTCGATTGGAGCGTTCGCCTCGCGCACGGTTTTTGGGTCCAGACGGGTTGGCGCGGCCTTTGGCCCACATGTCTCGATTGTTGTCGGCGTTTGTCCCGAGGAACAAGTGATCGGGCCGCACGCAAGCTGGATTGTCGCAGGAGTGACAGACCAGCAATCCTGCGGGAATGGGGCCGTTAGTCAGTTCCCACACAAAGCGATGCGCTCGCATGTGTCTGCCATATGCTTTGATCTTCCCATAGCCGCGAACGCTGGTTCTTTTGTAGGTCCAGCAGCCTCTGCTCTTGATGACGTTGTTCCAGAACATTTGTTCGGCTGTGCCGAATTTGCCTTTGTAGGCGCACGGCTTGCTACAGAACCGTGCTTGGCCTCGTCTGAACTGGAATGGTCGGGGATGAAACTCCTTGCCGCAGTGAACACAATTGGCGGTGAGGCTCGGTTTTCTCATCCGAATAATCTATCACAAGTCGGTCAGGCGTCACAGCATAAGGTCATCGCCTGATGGCGAACACTGCCTGGAGCGCGACCGACAAGTCAGCCAACATTACGCTGACCGGAAGCAATCTGATTGCGACCAACAACAACAACGCAAATGGCGGCGTGCGCGCCGCTGACAAGCAGATCACCGGCAAGTTTTACTGGGAAGTCACCTGCAATACGATTGTCGGCACTCAGAGCGGTATTGGCGTCTGTTCTCCCACCGCGATCTTCACCACCTCTGGCGGGTTCTCCGTAGCCGGAGCAGCCTCGGTTATCAAAAATCTAGGCCAGATTTACGTCGATGGCGTCCTCCAGACCGGCAGCATCGGGGCGCTGACGGCTGGTTCTCTGGTCTGCATTGCGGTCGATTGCAGCGCAAGGCTGATCTGGTTCCGGCTTGGCGCGGCGGGCAACTGGAACAATTCTGGGACAGCCAGTCCCGCGACCGGCGCAGGCGGTTTTTCGATTACGTCTCTGGGGATAGGCATCCCCCTTTATCCGGCGACCTGGCTTAATCTTCTAAACGATCAAGTCACCGCCAATTTCGGCGACAGCGCTTTTACCGGCGCGGTCCCGGCGGGGTTCACTTCCGGCTTTGTCTCCGGCGTCACCTCGCCGACCAACGCCCTCGCCACCCAATCCGCGCTGGAGCAGTTCCTCGCCACCAACCCGCCCGCGCAGGTCACCCAGGTCACCATCGAGCAATGGGCGACGACGGCGACGGTCAGCGGCCAGGCGATGGTCACCCAGGTGGCGCTGGAGCAATGGGTTCCGGCGGCAAGGCCGACCATCGATCTGGCTGGCAACCTTGGCGGCGTTTCACAGTACGGCAAGCTGAAATACGGCAAGGGGCATTACAGCCGAATTGACGCCTTCGCGCCGTTGTTCGCCGCTGACCTGACCCTTGCGCCGGTCGTTAACTTGGCCGGCGGCTTGGTTCCGACCATTGTCCTCGCCGCCGACCTCGACGTTCACGTCAACCTGATCGACCTTGCTGGCGGAATAGCTCCTCAGATCGCGCTGGAGGGGGCTCTGAGCCTCTTGGTGCCTCTGGACAGCTTACTGGGCTCTTTTGGCTTCGAGGTCGTCTACGGGGCCTCCAGCTTCATCTCAGGGCCATTGTGGGCGGATACGGAGCCCTGCCCGACGCCGCCGTGGGTGGAGAGCGAACCCTGCCCGCCGCCGGCATGGATGATAACGGCGCCATGCGAGCCTGTCGTTTGGGGCAAGACGAGGCTTTGCAATGGCTGACGACGAGGTCACGCCGCTCACGACGACGACGACCAATTACGGTTGGGTCAAGCCGGATGTTGGTGCTTCGGACGACGCTTGGGGCGGGTTGCTCAACACCGACCTCGACGGCATCGACTCGACAGTCAAGTCAGTCTCGACCGTCGCCAACGCGGCTTATCCGGCGAGCAATCCCTCCGGTTACCAGACAGCGGCGCAAGTCACGGCGGCGGTTCCGGTCGCCTCATCGACCACGCCGCTGGTGAACGGGACGGCGGCGGTCGGGACGGGAACGACCTGGGCTAGGGCTGACCATGTCCATCCGACCGATACGAGCGGCTGGCTGGGCGACAACCGGATCATCAACGGCGACATGCGGATCGATCAGCGCAACAACGGCGCGAGCGGGACGGCGAATAACGTCTACACGGCTGATCGTTGGTTCTACAGCAGCAATGTAGCGAGCAAGGGGACTTGGACGAGAACTACCGCTGTGTCAACTTCTGCTATAGCTCAAGCGGGGTTTCCCTATTATCTCAACTTCGTTTCGTCTTCAGCTTACACAGCAGCGACGACGGAACTTTTCGCTTTCCATCAGCGCATCGAAGCCGACATGGTCAGCGACTTCGCTTGGGGAACCGCGAACGCGCAGCCGGTCACCCTGTCGTTCTGGGCGGTTTCTAATCTAACTGGCACGTTCGGCGGTGCAATCACACTGCCTGCCGCGCGCGCTTATCCGTTCACCTTCTCGCTCCCGGTTGCATCGACTTGGACGAAGATCACCATGATCATTCCCGGCGACACGAGTGGGGCATGGGCTTTGACGGGCAATGCGGAAGGTGTTCGTTTGTGTTTTGATCTTGGCACAGGCGCGACTTACCGCGCTGCTGCCGGGGCATGGGTAAGTGGGAATTTTCTCACCGCAACCGGGTCAGTCAGCGTCGTCGCAACGAACGGCGCTAATCTCGCTATTACTGGCGTCAAACTCGAAACCGGCTCTGTCGCTACGCCCTACAACCGGCAGTCGCTGGCGAAGAGTACGGCTGATTGCCAGCGTTACTATCAAGTAAACGGCTATCTTTATGGGTTTGCGGCGACCGCGACAGCCATATCCGTGTTGTGGCCGTTTCAGGTGCAAATGCGCGCCGCAGCGACCTTGGCTCTGCTTACCTCGACAATCGGCGGGGAAAGCCCGCCGCTCGCAGCCGCCAAGCCGGGAAGCGGTTCGACAGTTTCTGCTTCGCATGCCTCCAACAGCGCGACCGCTATGGATTTTACCGTG